GTGGTTGGAAACAACTTACGCTCATGAATCGAAAGAGAGGTGATTTCACACAACTTCTCGATCCAGGAGTACCTGGATAGAAGACCTGACATTTCAGCACTATTAAGACCGCCTATATCGAGAGATCGAGCAAGGTAGTCAATATTAGGCAGTAGCAAATGCCAGTTCGCGTCACCGAGTGCACAAAGCATCGGGGCGAGGATTGGATACTCCTGCAGAATGGTAGTGATGTCCTCCTGGTCGGAGGGCGGCTCAAGGGATAACCCTTGGGTCCATAAGGGATAATCGTATAACATACGATTTATCCTAGTCGTTCTGTTTTGAAAGTGGCGGACACGAATGTCCTTCTCATCAATAAGTCTCATCCACAGCTCCTCAGTGTCAATCATACGTTGAGTATATGACACTCCATGAGGGTTCCATCCTAAGCCAAAGGGCTCAGGTATCCAGCCAAGAACTTCAGCTATAAAACGCTGACGGGGACGTAAAAGTCTCAAAGAGCGAGGACCTAGAGACCTGCATATGTCCAGAAAGTTGTTGTCCGAACAGCGGCCTTTCCACTTATAGGTTGAAACAACCTTATCTGGAAACACAAGTCGCCCGGCAAACTCGGCCAGCTTATTGGATATTATTGTCTTAGACGATGAGATAGGCACTCCACTCAATGTCATAAATTCGACATAGGCATCGGCTAAGGATTTATCAAAGATCACTATATCATCTCCAAGGAGAGTATAGAGGAGTGGTAAACCTAGTTTCCGAGCTAAACCGCGGACAATAGAGTGGTGAAGCAGTGAGAAGGCAGGAAAGCTTGGCCCAAAACCAAGTTGTTGACCCACAGTCATACGGATGGTAGTAGTAATAGGCTCCTTTCGAGTCCTATATATTATCTTCGCGGCTGAGGGCAGTAACTGAGTCTGACGTAATCGTTTCTTCCCGATAGGGTATTCCACAGGAATACGATCCCTTATCTCCCATTGTGAGGAGGTAACGTCTCTGAAAAAGTCTAACCACTCGGAGGATAGTCCCAGATGCTCAAAGAGCATCATTTGAAACTTTCGAGGGAGATTATCAGAGCACTTCTGGAGGTCAAAGCAATGAGCAGTATATCCTTGACGCAAGAACTCTTGGACACGCAAAACTGCGGCGTCCTGATCGTAAGTTGCGTCTTGTGGGATATGCTTGAGCTCGTTCATTAGGAACTGTTGGAGCGGAAGGGCGGCAATTTGGATGAGCTCGTTTGTCACAAAGATGTGACGCAGCTTGAATCCGCTGTCCTGAATGAATGCTACATTTCCTGAGACCACGTCAGAAGGATCGGAGTCGATTTCGTAATCCCTTCGCACTCCGTCAAGGACGTGCTGAATCTTGTTCAAACGAACAGGAATGGGATCTGACTCTAGGGGCAATCTCGGAGCTTCGTGCGGATCCATCACTGGCACAAGGCCAGATATAGTACCCAAAGCTGAGTCGATGAGCGCGCGGTGCGCGTGATAAAAACTCGGCGTTAACGACAGTAGCGTTAAGGCTCTAGGAAAGACTTCCTCTTTAGGGACCAGTCCTTCGTTAGGTATAGGTGACCTCTTAAAAGGCTTGATTGGAACATCGAGCACCTGAGGCGCCCGAAACGCTGGTACATCCGCATGGAATTCCATGGGGACTAAAGGGAGAAGACGTTGATAAGCCAGAATCGCACCCATAGTAACAGGGCCGCGATGCACGGCTTCTTCAAATCCCTTTAATTGTTTAGGAGTCACCTTGGGCATATCGCCCTTGGGGCTGTAAACAAGAGAAGTGTAGATTTGCATCGCATTTAAGGCGGTGAACGGCTTCTTGCGGGAGATCTTCCAGAGGGCGCCAAAGGCACCAACCGGGGTAACCTTATCCTTCCTTCTTTCTATCCAGACTGAAGGGGATGGCGGTAAGCCACCCATGTACCGGATAAGTTCGACCTTCAGCTCTTTTATATGGCTGCAGGTCCACTCATCACCCGATTTTTGTCTCCAGTCCTCGAACTGCGCTACAATCTGCATTGCGATTGTCTTGGGTAACCCCAAGGCGCGCAAGCGGTGAGTTAATTCTTGGGTATTCAGGGCATTGCTACCCATAGCTGTGCTCCTTTCGGATGGAAGCTCCAAGCGTCACACATCACAGAGCGACGGATCGATCGGCCTTCG